TTCTTGTACTGATGCTGGAGCGACAACGTCTTCTATAACAATAGCTGAATATGGAACTGTTAAAGCTCCTGATCTTCTAGTTTCGATTAGATACTTTTGTTGGTTGTAATCTATATCGAAATCGTCGAACATTGAAACTTCTCCACCTCTATCAGATCCAACATTGTAGTCTGATAAATTTACGATAATACCCATTACATTGTGAGTATTAGCATCTGATTCAACTTCTCTAACTAAACCTTCCATATGTGGAACTGTAACTATTTCTTTAACTCTAAGAATATTACATAGTGCTTGAACTGATCCATATATAGCTCTACCATTAGCATCTTCTAATAATAACATTTCAGACACAACATCTTCAGTAGTGTATAGAGTCGGTTCTCCTGATCCTTTATAATCTTTCCTAATTTTAACAGCAGTTCTTATGAACGATTTGTATTTATTAGGAATTTCAGTGTCTATAGCAGCTTTAATAATGTATAAGTCTGAATCGTTGAATACAGGTCTTATACATTCTTGATCAATGTGATCGTTGTCTGATGATAGTCTTCCGTCACCAATTAATATTGCTCTAGCTAATTCTTCGTCAAGCTTTAACTTCATTTCAGACTTAATCCAAGCAACAACATTAAAATCAGTGATATCAATAATATCATCTCTATCTAATTTTTGCTTTTTGTAAACTGTTGTAGGTCCAGTAGTTCTCTTTAACAGCCCAAATACATCTTCCTCTTTTAATGAACCTTTAACATAACCTTTAGCTCTTATGCTATCTCCAGTTATGTCAGCAAACATTGATTTAATTCTAGAGAATGGTGATTTATGTGTTGATGATAACACCTTATTAACCCATGCAACATTGTTATTTAGGAATGTTGGAGGATTATTTAAGTTTTTTGCTTCTGGGAATAACTCATTGATATTTGATATACCATATCCTTGAGAATGTGTTAAAACAGCATCCTTTAAGCTACCCATACGTTTACCAGCACTTAATATCTCTGATTGATCGATGTCAGAATGCTTCATAGATTCATCACCTTCTAAAGCTCCTTGTAATAATTCACCAACTGCGATTTTCTGATCATCGTTTAATGTCTCGAAAACCTCTGCGATTTTTTTCTTATCCATATTATACCTCCGTATCTATTATAGGGGCTCTAGGCCCCATTTTGAATTATGCTCTTACTTTTTCAAGTGTTATAGCAGTCTTTGGTCTAACTAATGCTCCAGAACATCTAGTTTCGATTAGGTACTTTTGTTGGTTGTAATCTATATCGAAATCGTCGAACATTGACACTTGGCCACCTTTGTCAGCACCAACGAAGTAATCGTTAGGGTTAACTACAACACCTTTAACGTCATAAGTCTTTCCACCAGAAACTCTAGTTAAGTCTTTCATTACTGGAACAGTTATGATTTCTTTAACTCTTAAAGTTTTAGCTAAAGTAGCAGGGTTGTCGTATATGAATCTACCATTGTTATCTTCTAGTAATAACATATCAGCTAACATTGATTCAGTAGTATAAAGGTTTGGTGTTCCAGTTCCTTCATATTCTGCTCTTGATTTTATAGCAGCTTTGATAAATTCTTTAGCTTCATCACCTGTAGTAGATATAGCAGCTTTGATAGTGTATAAGTCTGAATCATTGTAGATTGGTCTTATCTTAGTTTCAGAAATCTTATCATCTGATGATGTTTGTCTTCCGTCTCCGATTAAGATTGCTCTAGCTAATTCTTCTTCTAACATAAATCTCATTTCATACTTGATCCATGCAACAACATCAAAGCTTGTGATATCGATTATGTCATCTCTATCTAATTTTTGCTTTTTGTAGATTGTAGTTGGCTCTGTAGTTCTCTTTAATAGCGAGAACACTTCTTCTTTCTTTAAGTTACCTTTAACGTAACCTAAAGCTCTTGCTGGATCTGCAGTTACATCAGCATACATAGCTTTGATTCTTGAGAATGGTGTCTTATGTGTTCCTCCTAAGAATGATGCAACCCATCCAGTATCTCTTTTAATAAACTCTGGCTTGTTGTATATGTCCTTAGCTTCTGGGAATAGAGTTTCTATCTCCTTAATACCATAGTTATCAGCATGTTCTAATACTGAACTTTTTAAACTACCTAATCTTTTAGCATCAGTCATTGCAGCTGCGAAATCGAAATGTTTTAATTCACTACCTTGGTCCTTATTTTGATCAAATACATTGTGTTTCATGTCTTGGTCCCCCTTATTATCTTCTTCATTATTTTCTGATGTTTCATCAGCTAATTGATCTATTATCAACGCAACAGCTTTCTTTTGTTTATCACTTAAAGTGTCATAAACATCTGCAACTGTTTCATTAGATACTTCGTCATCATTATCTTCATCGGCATGGAATAGTTCAATTCCTTCAGGATCATTGTATATAGTAGCTTCAGATTCATCGACCTCGCCGTGAACTAGAACTTCTTGTATACTTGCTCCAGGATTTGCTCCAGCTAACACTAAACTGACTTCTTTAATTTCTCCATGTTTAACATAGACTCCTGATTGCTTCAAATGATTAGCGTATATAGATAGTGAAGTTATGTCTCCATGTTTAACTAAACCCTTAGCAGTTTCAGCAGTAGGATTTTCGTTGAATTCACAGTATGCGTAAACTCCTTCATCTTTATGAACTAATGTTGCTTTACCAATGATACTTTCAGGACCAGTATAAGTGTGATTCCACACTAATGGTACTACGTTTTCGTCGCAGTGTTTAAAGGCACCGTTTAAAATCGTACGTCCGTCAGAGCATGCTACATTATACTTGGTAGCCCAGCCACCAAAATCGTATTTATTCTTTGACATCTTTTTCATCCTCCTTGTCTAAATTAAGTGATTCATTTTGATTATTTGAAGTCGCATCATCCTCTGCTGGACGACTAAGGTTCTTATTCCTTAATTCATCAGCACCAGGATCTTTAGACGGCTTTCTACCTATTATTTGTCTAAACTCATTTGACGATAATATCTCGTTACGAGTGAACTTATCAGCCATTTCAGGTATTTCACTTACTGGTACTAAACTAAATGGATCTCTGAAGAATTGAATTGCTTGCTTCTGAGTTCTAGCTGTTTTAGTTAAGAACTTTCTGTGGAATTCCAAAACGATTGCTGATACTATAGGCTCAACAGTTCTGGTATAATAGTTGTTCATCGTCTTTTCATCAGCTGTGCCATCTAGTATACCTTGTGTTATTCCTAATTGTGAGTATAACAGATTAGTTAAGTATTCAACTTGTTTCATCATGTTATTCTCTAAACTACGATTTAACTGAGTAACTTTCTCAGTACCATCGATGTATGCTATACCATATCTACTGCCTTTAAGTTGTTCTTCTATCTGTAAACGTCTGTCTTCGGCTTGTTGTTTTTTAGCTTCGGACTTAACTAAATACGGAAGTTGAACAATTAAGTCTAACTTACCTGAACTGGACTCTTCGTCTATTATATCCATAATGCTTAACTTACGAATAAGTCTTTGCATGGTTGAGTTCGGCTCGTTCATGACTGCATATAGAGGATTCTCTATTATAGCCACTTGACTTTTTTTAAGTGGTACATCTTCATACATACCTGTTTGATCGTTATATAGTCTAACGATAACATCCCTAGGGAACCACTCAACTATTCTACCAGTTCTCATTGACAATATATCATATGAGTTAGTATTCGTTGGATCTAATGTGGTTTCTATTGGAACTACTGCCACACAACCCTCATCTAGCATAGATACTACTATGTCTTGTAAGAATGCTCTGGCCGTTTGATCTAGATTAGCTTCTACTGATAAACAATTGTTTAATTGCGAGTTTATCTCTGAATCATATCGGTCATCTTTATCCAAACGAACATGTCTAATATCGATTGCTGATGCATCTATGGCAAGTCTATTATAAACCGAAGTTACTATAGTACGCTCGTTACCTCTAGTAAAGACAGCTCTATTAGGTCTAACGCCATAACCAGAACCTTCAGGTCTATAAGTAGGACTTTTGTTGGAAAACAGACTGAATGCGTGCTTTAACACACTTATCGGGTTATCCATTTTGATTCCTCCTATTCGAATGCATCTTTGTGTAGCTTGTATGCTACGAACGCATCCATGATTGCTGCGAATGGGTCAATCTTCATGTCGGCACGTTGCTTCGAAAGCTTACGATTACCATTTGTATCTTCGATTGTTATACAGTTACCCATTGCAAATGACATTACTTCCTCGTCGAATTGCAGTTTACGCTTTTCGGCTAATTTCTTAAGTTCTCCTAGTGGTACAGATTCTGTTCTAGCACCTTGGATAACCTTCTCTACTCCGTAAGCACTATTCTCTTGAGTCCATCTATTAACAAATTCCTTCGCATTGTATGGGTCATATCCGAAAGCACTAACGTCGTATTGGGATTCTTCTATGAATCTATCTAAGTCATCATACACTTCCATCATGTCTAGTATAGTACCTTCCATTACGATAAGACTGCCTTCATTTATGAAATCTTGATACTTCAAGTACATAGCCGATGGCAATTTAGTAAGAGTAAGCGACGTTATATAGTTTCTAGCTTTGACTCCGAAACACCCATCGCTGAGTGGGAACAAGAATCCAAAAGCACAGAAGTCATCACCTCTTGATAAATCGGCTCCTAGAGCACATTGCATATTCCAGTATTCTCTATGTTTGTGCAACAGAGTATCTTCATATGCAAAGAAGTACGTATAACCTTCCATTGGTATTCCAAAACGCTTAGCCAATATATCGTTTCTTGCTGCTGGAGCTTTCTCGGCTCTATCAACATCCAATTGATATGTTTCATAAGTTACTGTTTTTCCTATGTTAGGATTAGCTTTCATCCACTTATCAGGTTGGGCTACTTCTTCTATATCGTCAAGTTTGTAATACCATATGGAAACGTGAGGGTTTATATATTCACCTTTTAACATGCTCATAAGCTCCATTTTGATTGTATCGCCGATTCCATTACGAACCGTACCTTCAGAACTTATGGCCACTATCAAGTAATCATCCATCTTAGATGCCCCTTGTTCGATAGCTCCTATAACATCTTCTCTAGTCTCACCAGATAACCATTCATCAATAGTCGAAACTTTAGGTCTAAGACCTTGAAGCTTTGCTATGTTCATTGGTCTAACTTCTAACAAAGAACCAGTCATGAAATTCTCAACACCCTTTTTAGTAGATACTAGTTTAGCTCTTTTAGCTTTTGAACCAGTAGTGTTTTGTAGAGAACCTTCTGTAAGGAACTTGTAAAGTGGACCTCTAGAGACCGTTATAGCAGTTCGTATAGGGGACATTACTTCTTCCGCTTGTTTCATTGTAGGAGCGGTTGTTATTTGATGAGTTGTTGAAGTGTCGATCGTTAGAAAATAATTCTGAATTATAGACGCATACATTGATTTAGCTGCACCTCTAGCAACTATAAGATATTGCTTAGTTGTTAATCGTTTCTTTATTCTTTTCTTTTGATACGTACCACCGTGACCGTCCTCATTTGGAACATAAACACTTCTTTCCACAAAATAGAACCATGAGAAGACCTGTTCAGCCCATAACTTAAAACTATCTAATAAGTATAATGGACTACCATCAGTCAATGTAAGTTCATTTTCACAATAGTTTATGAAACCATCAATAGCTTTATCGTCGTAATATATACCAGGGTTTGCTATTAAATCGTCAACTCTATTCATTTCCATACTAATTTCTTTACATATAGGTATTTCACCTCGTATAACAGCATCTCTAAACTTACCATAATATTTTGGCGTTGCAGTATTGGATAATGCCATTATTAAGTTACTGCTCTAGCAGCTTTAAGTGCTTTTGTTAATTTGTTTATATTATCGTAAGTTGTGTATGCACTTTTACTTAAATCTGCTATTCTACCTGCAGTTTTAACCAAATCATCTACTCTAGATTTCTGTGCTGGAGTTGCTGTTAATTTTGCATATTCTTGTTCTAGCTTAAGTCTATTAACTTTTGCTTGTTTGTACCGGTTGTGACGATCCTTTTCGTTTACCCCATTTCATACCGAGTATGCCATAGTGTTTTAAGTATTCTTCTACTTTAACGTCATCCATTTTATAACCC